GCATAGACTTTTACAGCACTGTTCGTGCCAGAGTAAAGTTTCAATGCCATTTAGACCACCTATCTTTACTTATTCTACCGAAGCAAAAAAAGAGAGGACATCCCGAAGGATGCCCTCTCAAGTTCGAGGTGCTTGGTGCTGAGCCTTATAGATCAGATACCTGCCGAGTGTCCACAGCATCCGGTCATCTAGTTCCATTAGCTCTCTGGGACTAATCCCTGTTTCACAAGCTAGTGTTGCGATGTACCAGTGAGCCGATGAATCACCAAGCCCGACTATTTTTTTTGCTCAGCCGCCGGACTGATGGACTCAACAGTGTCCACCCATTCGTCAAATGAAGCAGTAGTCGCTTTGGTTCTCGTTTCACTTGCCCAAGCTAGGAAAAGCAAGTGAGTAATCTTGATGTTTGATTCAAGACTGGCAATCGAAATGTCGTACTTTGTTTCCAACTTAATCATGTCTGATGGGTTGCAAACAACTTGCTTCATCTCGTCTGGCTTATCGGTGAACTGTATTTGTAGGTTTAGTTTCATGATCTAAGCTTAGCGGAATTAGGCGGCTGGTGCAGTTCCTCTTACAACTTCACCAGATACTGGCCAAGTTACAGAAAGGGTGGCGAGGTCGCCGACTGCGCCCGCGAAAGGCTGATATTGGGTTACAAGCGCTGAAAATCTATATTCAGGATTTGTAGCGGTTACAGTTCCGGAAGTAGGTGCAATCTTGACATCTACTGTGGTTCCCATAAGTGGGAATAGTAGAGCGTCAACAGCGCCAGCTCCGAAGTCCTGGTGGAAGTCTAGAGATACAGATGCGTCTTTTAGACCACCGATTCTTGAGCGGTAGCTTGAACCGAATGATGTGGTTTCGACCTCATCTGCGGTAATGTCCAAAGTTACAGAAGCAATTGAGCTGCTTAGAATAGCAGTTCCTACTGTGACCTTGTAGTCTTGTGCGTAAAATTTTGCCAATTTATTTCTCCTAGTTTGCTATTACTGTGACTGTAAAGTCAGCAGCGAGGTATGTTGTATCACTGATTGTCACTGAACCAACTGAGTTCATTGACACGACTCGGCAGTCGTAGGCATATCCACCAAGAGTCTTGTTTGATTCTATCGCATTTTTGACACTATTTGCCCCTGGTGTGATGTAGCCATCTAGCTTGCGCTGGGCTTCTCTTTCAGCAGCTCTACCGACAATGACAGTAATTGTAAAATTGTAGTTAGTCATGCCTTTGGCAAAAGCTTGATCATAAGTGACCGAATCTAAGTTGACGATTGCCACAGGCGGGTTGGGTAGGTCTGGCACTTCTGCTGCTGTGCGTAGGCCAGCAATCGTGGCAAGGTTTGTGGCTAAGGCTGACCGAATCTGGGTAATGCTCATTAGCCGAAGTTTCTCATAATCCTAAATGGCATGGCTAGTTGCTCGACATCTGAATCAAGGTAGCGGTTGACTCGAATAGCACCCATGTCACCGAATCCGGCAATACCTAAAGGTGAGTCAAGGCGCTTGAAAAGCCTAGATGACTGAATTACTGTTGCTTGCTTGATCGCGGTAGGAATTGCGGGCCAACCCCAAACGCCTGTAATGCGACAAAGAGCTTGCTGGTCAACAACAGGCCAAGTGTAATCACCGACAGCCCTGATACCTGTGTATGGCATGTACAGTCCATCTGAGCGACTGTTTAGAGGCTCTAGCTGAAAGTCGTTAGCGCCCCAAACTACATAAGTGTCACCAACCTCGTCAGTGGAAGAAACCACAGAGATAGAAATAGCGTCATCAATAATTAGGTTTAGGGCATCGGTGGCAGCAAAGTTACGGGTTGCTGTACCAGCGTTTGAGAAAGTGCGAGCTGTGTATCCGTCAATCATGCGAGAGGCAGACTCAATAGCTGTTTCCAATAGAGCATCGTCTATGGTGTCTGCGCTAGGTATTCTGAGTGAGGCTTTGACTTCTGCGAGTGTGGCGTAGCCGTTAGTAATTGCCATAATGTTCTCTATTCTACTGGCTGAAAAGGATACCGAAAAAGCCCTTTAGTCCCAAGAGTTCTCTCGTCTAATTCTAAGTGACCATTCCCCGCCAGTCAGGTTGTTCTCAGCTCGTCTTTGCTCGTAAAGTCTTTGATTGATTGAAAAGGTGCGAGCGTTCTTAGGGCCATAGCCAGCAGCAATAGTCGAGCTGTTGTTGTGGTGGATTGTGGCATGGATGCGCTTTTTAGGTATGCCATGTGCGTCAATTATTCGCTCATAGTCATTGTCATCAAAGTAAAGCGGATGAAACAGCTCGCTTGCCAATCCTGCCTTTAGAACTACTCCCTCACCGATAGCAACAAAAGCCCAGTCTGGAACAGCACCTGTAAAGTTTAGAGCCTCGGTGTCAACCTCATTAGCTATCTTTTCTAAAGCACCGGGCTCACACCAAGTGTCTTCACTAGCAAAGACCCAATACTTAGCGTGGGGTGTTGCCTTGGTGACAAAGTTCATCGCTGCTACTGGGCCAACACCAAAAGGCACAGGTATTAGCCAAAGGTTCTTTACTGTGTCTGGCTTGACAGGCTTGAACTCTTGCTTGCCAGAATTGTCAACAATAACAAGATGCTCTACTGGGTAGTCAATCGAATCAATCATTCTTTGAGCTAGGTCATGTCTAGCGTAAGTTGGAAAGGCTAATACAGGAATCATTTGAGCAACTTTCTTAGGATTGGCATCCAGCTATTTTCCCAGACCTTTTCGACATCAAATTGACTGGCAAAGTCTATGGCCACCTGTGAAGTGCCACGCTCAGCTTTGTAAGCTTCCTCAAGTGCGTTGACCAAGCTAGATACATTTGGTGTCATCCACCAAGCGTCTTGTCCGGCATCCCAAGTTAGCTGTCCCTCAGTTAGCCAAGAGCCAGGGCTTACTAGGTCAGGTGTTGCCGCCCAGTTAGAACCGATAACCCTAGTGCCACAGGCCTGAGCTTCAACTGATGGAACTCCAAAGCCTTCACCAAAGCTAGGTGCAAGCAAGACATCCATCCTTGTATAAAGAGCAGCAAGGTCAGATTGAGCTAAACCGAATCGGTAGTCTTGTGGGTTTGGAAAGATTACTTGTTCTTTCTTTACTCCCAGCGAGGCAAGGATGTTTAGCAAGTTCCAGCCACCTGATAAACCGAATGAGTCAGTGTGTAGATAAAGAACTGCGTCAGGCTTGTCTTTGGCAAAGATACTAAAAGCAAGGATTAGCTCGCCATAGGCTTTCCGGTGAACTAGACCTGAAGCCTTGTTAGCGGCAACAACACCGACAACAAAAGTTTCAGGTGTAATACCCATGTATTCATTGATTGGATGGTTGCCGATTTTGTAAGTTGGTTTGTAAACCTTGGTGTCTATGGCGTGAGGTGCGTATTCACACTCAATGCCTTTAGCTGTTAGCTGTCTGACTCCATGAGGTGACATCGCAACTGGCGTAACATTTTCTTTGCGTAAGAAACTTTCGACACCTGGTGGCAGAGTTACATGGTCAAGTGGTGTCCAAGCAGCGATTGGGAAGTCGTCATACTGCTTTGACTTCATCACCCAGACATCGTAAAGGCTAATAAGCAGATTGGGCTTATCTTTGTCAGCTATAAATGTCTTGTGATCCTGTGGGGCAGAATCGTTTGAGTATTGATCTAAACCTCTTGGGTAATGTGGCACTTTGCCGTAAGGTGTATTGATTACGCTTGGTATTCCCTCAAGGCCATAGTTGGAAAGCATCGCAACATCTAGACTTGCTCGCTTGAGTCGGTCAATAAGCATTGTGACTTGTTGGCCGTATCCGGTTGGTGCGTTGTAGCTATTAGACCAGACGCTTACAGCTCCAGTCAGTTTCTCTTTATTTGTAGGCATAGATAAACAATAGCAAAAAAAGACAGTGGGCCACAGTCCTACGCTCTGTGACCCACTGCCAGCTTTTTGACTGGGGGCTAGATTTAGCTAGCTCCACCCTTGAAGTACCCAATGTGGGTAGCGTGGGTTAGTCCACCATCAAGGCGGATTAGGCCTCGGTAGGTAACAGTGTCAGTGTTGAACGCGAAATCGGTTGACTGGTCAACGCGGATTCCACCTGCAACGCGAACCTTGAAGCTTGGTAGGTGACCGAATAGAACCGACTTGGTTCCAGTTCCTACTGCTGCAACATTTGGGTTCTCGTACACTGGGTAGCCAAGCAAGGTTGCTGGCTGTCCTGGTACTGCTGAGTTGGTCCAGATGTAGTTTCCTGCGCCATCCTTCAACTTACGAGCTGCTGCGATACCGGTCTTGCTCATCTGGAAGCCTAGGCCTGGTAGTACGCGAGCGCCATCGGCGATTCCGTATACAAGGTCAATTAGGTTCTCGTATGAAGCAGCACCAGAAACGCCAGTTCCACCAGTTACAACCGAACCAGCAGCGTCAGCTAGCTTGGTGGTTAGAACTGAGTTAGCTTTTAGACCCAAAGAGGTTCCAAGCTGCTGTGCGATGTAGCTAGTGATGTTGAATCCAGCGTCAGATACTAGCTCCTGAGCTACCTGTACTAGAGCGCCGTACTTCTCAGCACCAAGAGTGATGGATGAGAATGTTGGGTTGGACTCTGAGATAGTTCCTGCTGCTGCAACAGAACCAGAGGTTGAAGTTGCGGTAACAGTTGGGATTACTAGGTTCTCACCAGAAGTGGTGTTGAAGATTTCAGAAACAGTTAGCATTGGGCCAACTAGCTGTGCAATCTCGAATACCTGGTCGTAGAAGGACTGTCCAACTGTGTTAGCAGATGGAACTAGAGTGCGAGCCTCGCGGCCGAACTCGTGTCCTCTAATTTCGCCCATAGCGATTGAGCGAAGGATGTCAGCGTCAGAGTTTTCTGCAACTGGCATTGATGGAACAAATGAAGCTGCTGCCTCAGATGCGCGAGCTTCGCGATCTGCTAGCTTGCGAGCGGTTTCGATAGCTGTGTCGGCTGAGTCAATGTCAGCTTCGATACGAGCAATCTTTTGGTTTTCTTCAGCGGATA